TGCCGCCTGTGCCTCTAGGGTATTAGCCGCATCATTGCTCATCCAAACAAGTTCAAGATAGTCGTTAGCAGCCAAAGTTAATACATAATTCCAAGCAGGAAGGACGTGATGGTTTTGATTTGAGGTCGTTATTTCACCATTGGTCCAAGGCACATCTGTACCATTTTTACGTAACCAAAAATTTGCAATACCAGTTCCATTATTCGCTACTTGCGCAGAAAATTGAACATTATATGTTCCAGCATATTTAAATATAATTTTAGAGGTTGGTGCCCCAATAGTAACTCCGTTACTTTCATCTGTTGTATTAAGAGTAATTGCTTTGGGCGTATTAGCCCCTGTTAAAGTTTGAGTAGTAGTGTCATAAAAAGAACCATAAGGTACTTTATTATTTTTAGGCCCCCCAACAATAGGGTAAGCCCAGTTAGTTACTTGATTACCTAAAACTTGGGGGACTGTAAGAGTAACCCTACCAAGCCCTTCAGGGTCATTATTAGCAACTACGGTACCGCGGTAAATACCAAAATATTGATTATTAGACGGCATTTGACCTCACTTTTGCCCAAACACTTTCTGGCATACGTTCATCCGGCAATACATAATTTAAATCACTGTGAGTAGAGCCCCAACGAGAGGTTGCATCAAAAGGGCTGGATTCACTAGTTCTATTTATTTTATCTATAAGTTTTATTTGCTGATAGCGTTTAGAGGTAATAGCAGGAATATTTATAATAGTTTTAGGCTTAACATTTGTGTTTCTTTGGTCAGGGCTAATCCGCCTTGTTGGGTTGAGAGCCGGAGCAGTTGGCAATCTTTTGTCTGAGTTCTTACCTAAAGAGTCTGAAGCAACAGTGATGTCACAGGTATAAAGCTGCTGATTTAAATTTTCTTCGGTTACTTTATGAGTAATCTTTAAAACTGTCCAATAACCCGAATACTCATTGCCTACATTTTTTAAGTACACTGGTAAGCATGGTCTAACAGAAGATATACCAATTGTTTGAACATCAGCAGCATAGGGAAATCTGCTGTACTCATCTGCAGATTTAGCTAAATGTTTAGCTGTTTGATAGTCATTTGCTACTTTATCCGTGTCGTGATAATCAAAAAACTCTTGATTTGAAAATTGACGGCTAGGCGTAAAGGTGTCTTGCTTAGTTATCTTAAACTCTTGGCTGCTAACAGGGTTCACACCGGCTATAGAAACAGCAGCTTTTTTAAAACCAAAGTGCTCTAAAGTTTCACTAATAATAGGCTTAAATGAATAGATAGGATTTACTGGCTTAAATCCGCCATCAGCTTTTTGAAAAGTATTAGCCTCAGTAATTAAATTATTAAAGTCTTCGGTAATAGGCTGAAAGTAAATTTCTGTATTTTCTGCCCGTAAAAAGTAGCCAGATTCTTTAGCTAGCTTTACCATAAGCTGCCAATCAGTTAAACCGGCCTGGGCCACCTGTGGATAAATACGAGGATGCGGGGTAACTTTATAGGCAAATTTATACTTTTTAGCAATTTCTGCAACTATCTGGTCAGCAGACATATTGCGATAAATGCTTTGGCTAGCCTGCTTCATTACATAAGATGCGCCAATAAAGCCAACTTTTGTAAAGTTTTTATTTGAAGCCTGATAGTTTTTAAGGTCATGGACGTACCCATGGTAAGTCTTGTTTTTGATTGTAATAGTCATCAAAGACCCCGGCTTTATATTAAGCGGGTCTAAGTTCCAATCCCTAAACTCTACAGTTGCATAATCATGGGCAAATATTTCTTGCACAAGACTAACGCTATACACGCGCTTAGGCTGCTGTGAGCTAGTGGGAAAGTTAACGGTAACGTAGTTAGACACGAGGTATCCTAATAATTGTTCCAGGCTTTATGTTAAGCCAGTCTAAAATCTTAGGATTAAATTCAGCAATAATCCACCAACGTGTAGGGTAGAGAAAAAACTTAGCGGCCAAAGTGTCTATGCGGTCGCCGTCTTTCCATAAATAATCTACGTAGTTTAAATTACCTAATTCGCTAAAATCATAAAACATTACAGGTACGTTTTCCCCGTCAGCAGTAGGAGAAAAGTACTGTACATCTGAGGCATAATACCTAGAATCATTAGATGGCGCAGCCATTATTTACCTCCATAATTATTAGACCGGTCCCCACACAGAAGTTCCGGCAGGGGCATCTGCAGGGTTAGCCGGAGCTGACTGGGTGCTAAGGCCGGCAGTTGCCAATAGGTTGAACGATACTTGAACAGTGCTTTGGATAGGAATCATATCCTGTGTAAACATTGTGTGAGTAACCGCCATATTAGTGACATACCCTAAATAGGATAAAGGCCCGATGTCTATGTTAAGCAGCGTAGGCATAAGGAATCCAATGTCAGCAGTAATTATACCACGACCGTTCTTCCAGTAATCGCCTCCAGAAGCAGTGCTTCCAGGGCCAGGGCCGTTGATAGCTTTGTATAAAAATTCAATATCGGCCAAAGTGCCTCTTTGAAATAAATCAATTAATTTTTCTTCTACGCTTGCTAAACGGCCGTTTCTAAGCAAAGACGCAGTAAAGCTACCGTTGTTTGAATAGTAAGGAACAAATGAGGCTACATCAGCTGGAGTAATAAAATTATTATTACCCGGGTTTCCTAGTGCACTACTGATGTTAGTAGGCCTTTTAAATATGGCATTAGCACATGCAAAGTCGTTTATGCGGTTAATTTCAATGTTAAAAGAAATAGATTCAGTGGACGGAAAAGCGCCTACTTGGCCTAAGAAACGGTCATTAACGTTAGGGGTAGCGTCCATTTGAACAGCCACCGATGTGCTAAAACTAGTAGGGTTCCATAAGAATTGAAATCCGTATTTTCGGTCAGAGTTATCAATTTTTGTAGTGTTTCCATTACCGTCTACGGTAGATAGCGAAGTATCGCTGGCTTTCCACCAAATACGTCCTCTGCGGTATCTATCATCAGACGAAGGCTTATTGTGCCCTGATGGCATGTTATTAGGGTCTGACGCGGCAAATCTAGGCATACTCCACTTGTGAGGCGGAAGGTTCCATTGGTACTCTCCAGGGTTTGCCGGAGCTACTGGTACCTTAAGATTGAATTTATTATCCGCAGTAACGCTAGGGTTTTGAGCAAATTTAGTAATAGTTTTTGCAATATCGCCATACTTTATAGCTGGAGTGATAGCACCGTTGCCTCTAGTAAGTTTGACTGGCGAACCAATTACCTGATATGAAGCGTTTGTTTTAGTAGATAAAGTAGGCGTAATTGAATCAAAGAAGAATTTTCCCGAAGCATTTGGGATTGTAGAAATGTAGTTATAGTTCTTTTTTATTGAAGTAGTTATGCCCGGACTAACTTCATAATTAACCGCAGCTGGTTGGGTAGTAGATGTGTCACCAATGCTGTACGCGGAACTATCCACATAGATATTAACGATGGTATTGTCAGCGCTAGTACTAGACACATATCCCATAGAGCGTGCGCTTGCTGAACTGCTTGTATTTCCGCTCATTAGTGACCTCCACCAGAAGCGTGAGCCCTAATTGCTTCATCCGCTAGATATTGTTTAATAGCCTCTACAATACTTACAGTATCCTGAGCACCATTAATATTAATTACAACGCTTTTAGCTGGGGAAATATTATTAGTTCCCCATTTATCGCCCTGTACAGCCATATTTAAAGCGCTAAATCCTTGGTCTTTTTGCAAAACAGATAAAATATCTTTAAAATTACTTTGTTTTAAAGTTGCCACAGTTGCTGCAATACTGGCGTCTTCATTTGCAAATTCTTGCACACCGGCATAGTTTTTAGAAACTGAGTTAGCATCTTTACGAGTAGTATTTAGTGGGTTGTTCCAAGTTTGATAATTATTGGCAGAAGAACTTTCACTATTAACCCATGAAACCATTGCAGCTAAGTTAGTAGCAGTAACTGGAGCACCAATTTGCTTCAATACTGAACCCGCCCATCCTAGGATAGTATCGTTAGATTGTTTAAATCCTTTAGGATGCACAGTTTGGTTTAGCAAATCGCTAGAGTTATGGGTTACCATCGGGGTTGGAGTAGGGGTTGGGTTAGGAGACCCGCCATTTCCACCAGTGCCAGGTAAATCGTAAGAAGTAGGGTTACCCAAAAACGCCGCTAAATCTGGGTGGTCTTTAAGTACCTGGTCCTGTTTAGTACCAAAACTATTAGTCCCTTTAGTGTTAGGGTCAGCTTTTCCACTAGCAATTAAATCAGCTAAATACTCATCTTGCATTTGCTGCGTAGCAGAAATTCCGCTGAGTGTAGCCCACATAGCTCCAAAAATAGTTAATACAGTTGGATTTTTTAAAAAGGGCTT